GTTGTTCCGACAAAAATCATACGAGCATAGATATTCATAGGGGCGATATCGTCAAATACAGTGTTTTTCTGCTGTCCTGCCTGGTATTCAGAGTAGTTCTTTTCGCCCTTCTCAATATCATCAAGAATGATTAGGTCTGGACGCTGCCCAAAGACCTTCTTACCTAAAGAGTTAGTGTCAATACCATTAGCGTCAAAGATAAAATCGTTGCTCTGAATAATACGCCAAGAATTAGATGCCATGGCACGACCTGAAGAATTAACAATCTTAGGCTTGCACAGGTCTGGATAATCTTCAATAAGGTATTCATTTGACTCCAATTCGTTTTTAAATGTCATAAGGTGGGTTTCTGCCTGGGATGCAGCATCAGAAAAGGCAGCAATGAACTTAACATGCCCATGAGCAGCAGCCCACATAGGTAAAATCAAGAAAATCCAAGTAGATTTGCCACATTCTCTTGGTGCAATGAAGGCATCACGGTTTTCTTTAGGGTTTTGTGGCTTATGAATCCAGGATTTACCGTATTCTGCCAAATCAGTATGGAATTCAGATAATGTTATCTCTCCATGAGCGTTCATAAGGTGATGAGGTAGATATGTAAGGGCAAATAGCATAGGATCATACTTGGTTACTTCTCTACGGCCCTCAGAAAAGGACAGAAGTTCCAGTGGGATACCCTCTAAAATATCAGTTGCTAACATTAATTCCTTTCAGCCAACAGTTGATAGATGTCATCTACCCTTTTCTCAAGTCTATTTACCTGGTCTTTTATAGAAGAACCTCCGTTTGGCTTAAGTTCTGACAGTGCTTTAATCATATACTTGATCATTCCAAAGAAGCCTCCTGTTATTCCTAAGATTATTACGCCTATTGCTGATATCATCTCTGGTGTCATTATAAGACTACCTCATATTTGGTTTTGTGAGGAATATTTTTTGCAGACAGCGAAATTTGTAAAAAGATAACGGCCTTCCTAACGGGTACCCCTATCATATCAAACCTCACTTGTCAAACCTTCCTTTATCAAACCTTTATTTCTCATAGCCTCATTACGCATCTTTGCTTCATTCAATAGATCAACAATAGCCAAGTCTTGTCCATCCTTCTGTCTATTCTCATTAATCACAGTAGATTTACCTTCTATAAGATTAATGGTTTGTATAGCCTTATGGACAGCATTGGCTAACTTATTCAAACCATCACTATCAAGGACATCTTGCATTAGGGCTTCTACACATCTATCTAATACTGCTTGTGCCGCTATTAGTTTTTCTTTATCAGTATAGAATACTCTTAGATCTCCCGCCATTTTTGCGAGGGTGTCAATTGTCGGCATATCGATATTACGCTCTACAAACCATTTCTTTGCAGTATGATAAGACTTTGGATATTGTAGATATCTAAGTGTTGGACCTATGCCCATTTCTTTTGCTGTCTCTATAAATTCTGTAATTTGTTCTTCAGTAAATGTTCTATATCCCACGATATCCTCCTATAAAGGTTTGGATATTTGACATTACGACGCATCTTTGATAGAATTCCTGCTTATATAAACCCATCATGTTCCACATCCTCTGTCTGATTCATCAAACCTTCAATAATCTGTATTAAATTATCGTCCAAACCTATATCTAGTGTCATTTCGGTTGTCTTAGTAGAATCAAAGAAAGTCAACACAAAATGTAATTGTCCATCTATATACTCTACTTCTCCTGCATATGGGAATAGTGTCATCTTTTCTTTATTCCGTCCGATTTTCACCTAGTTTGTACATCATTGCAATTGTACCATCCAAATAAGGGTGAGACAGTAAAAAGAGGTGACTAAAAACTGTCCCACCCAATTGGTGAGTAGACTTGTGCTGTCTGGCAACAGGAAACAAGTACTATAAGTATATCATGTCCTGCGTTGTTTTGCTTGAGCCTTTTGTGTAATAACTACCCAACATGGTTTGCAATAACTACCATGACCATCAGCAGCACTCCTATAGATAGGGAACTGAGATATTGGCTTCTTATTCTTACATTTTGCACAAACCTTAGAATCACGAATAATAGTAGGACCATTGGCTACTCTACTCTTGCGTCTTTCTTCACTCATCTTATTCTGGCATGGCTTACAGTAATACTGAAACCCTCTCTTTACCGTGCTAGATCTGTGGTATTCAGACTCTGGCTTGTATTCTTTACAACTTGGACATCTATACATTTTTCTTCCAATCTTGGTTAATAATTGTTTTCTTTAAATGACAAGGAACACATAATGTCTGAAGGTTAGACTCTTCATTGTTTGAAGGGTTGTTGTCCTTATGATCAACATGTAGGTGCTTTGGGTCATCAAAGACTGCTCCACACCAAGAACATTTGTCTTTCTTCTTTGCTCTTGCTTGCTTAATACATTTCCAACATCTATTCCGATAATGTATTCTGCCTTCATCATCTGTTTGCTTTACTGCCATCGGTCTTCCGCATCCACAAAAACCTCTGGTTAGTCTTCCACCAATTTTGTAATCAGCCATTGTCTGTCGCCTCTTCTTCTACCTTTAGTATGTCTTGTATTACTTCATGTGTAAAGCCTATGACTTCTGATGTCCCGTTGCAATTTAGGCAGGTCTTATCGCTGTCTGTTATCTTTACTGCGTTACATGGTTTACAATATACTATGTCGTATTCTTCTATCATTTCTACTCCTTTATATAATATGATCGCAAGCGATCAAGATAGCCAATCAGAGAGGGATGAATGATTCCATCCTTCTCTTGATTCATTTTTCTTAGTCAATATGTTTACCTTTACTTTATCTTCATTTACCTTTAGTGTATCGGATTTGACTACTACATCGTCAGATGTGATACATGGATTAGTCATATCTGGTACCTGGACTGTGTAACGACTGTTCTTGTACTGGTTATTTTCATGTTTCTTCTTGACTACCTTGAGCCAGCCCAAAACCTCTAGTTCTTTTAGTATTTTTACTAGAGTATTGCGACTACCAATACCACTGTCCTTCATTAACTGGGACTGATTTGGATATGCTTGAACTCCTCTGCTGGCTAAAGCATAGAGAATTGCTTTGTGATACCCTGTGGGTAGTGTTCTATTATCTCTAATAGCCACCATAACATTTAAATCCACTTGCCACCTCTTTCTATGTACTATAAGTATAGCATATAATTAGAAAAGGTGCAACGAAACTAGAAGAAATCGTCCTCGCTTATGCCTTCTTCTTCAAGAGATTCAAAGTCAGCCTCAGCATCATCTGCCTCACCCTTAAGGCTTGCTGCCTCCTGAAAGGCTTCTGACATTATTGCATTTCCAGCCTCTACAATTTCACCCATAAATACCATATATTCGCCAATATCTACATCTGGCCAATCCTCACCTATTTCTGTACTATCCATAGCATCAGCAAAATCACTCATAACATAATTAAAGAAAACAGACTCTTGACCAGCATTGCCACACATCCCATACATGGTGTCCATAGCCTCGTAGAAGGCTGCCTCAACGATTTGTGAGGCTTCCTCGTACAATTCACCTATCTCTTCTGCTAACTCTGACAGAACGCCATATCTGCCTCCAGTAGCACCCCTGAGAATTGATCTAGCGTTATTCCTCATAGACTGTCTCTGGCTACCAGTCTTACCAAATCTATTAGACAGACCTCTACTAGCCATTCTTGATGCAGATCTTGCAATTACTGCTCTGGCTACGCTTCTTCCAATTGCCCTTGCAAAAAATGCCATTAGCCAACTTCGCCTTGGAACTTGACTGCTCTAGATTTATAGGAATCAACATTTCCAAATGCGTTTAACATAGGAACTGCAGTACTTATCTGCCAAACCATGTCTCCAAGAATAGGAGTATTTTCTCTATCTTTTATATTTGACAGCAGGTATCCAACAACCATTGGCTCATCAGTAACTAGATTAAGTCTCTGGTTTTGATCAATCCCTGCCGTTAATGAGATTGTCTCAGTAAAGTAATACTCAACTATCTCATCAGAGCCAACAGTTTTGACTACAAACTTGTATAAATCTGCAGAAAACTTGTGCCTTTGGTATGCTGCTGGTCTCATATTGTTATCCAATTTGGATATTCAAAGTTTGATGAAATTGGTCCAGTCTTGATTGAGCGAGACTTTACAAAAGATAACTTAGAACATACCATTACTGCCATTGGCGCAATGAAAGGCGAAACTGAGTCGCCTGACTTGAATGTTGTTGAAGCATCATTTTGCATAGTTGTTGAAACTGCCATTTGCTCAAAAACAATATCCTCATTGTTAAGCATGTAGGCTGACTGATAGGCAACTGCTCTCTTAAGGATTTCTAGATCCTTTGTGTCAGTAACATCCGTTTCAAACTTACCAATATAGGCTTCAATAGCATACTGTGCTCTTTCAATGAGACCAGCATTAACTATCTTGCCTGTAATGGTTTTTACTTGTGCTGTAGTAGTAAACATTTTTTCTCCTTTCCTATTCCGCCAGCCATAGCAGACCTAGATAAGTCATGCTTAGCACTGGAATCTCTTGTGTTGGGTACAGTTCTTCTGTTGGTTGTGGGTAGTAATCTGACTGGTAATCTATATTATTTGCATCAGACTTTGATCTAATTGTACCGTTAGATGCATTAGATGCAGACTGAAGGAATCCACCACCACCACCTTGTGTTGGAACTGTTTGTCCATGCTCAGTTAGAACCTTTATGTTCTGTCTATCTGATTCTCTGTTCAAACGGTTTGTTGAGTATTGCCACAATCTTGTATTGTTTGTTTCGTTTGCATCACTGACAGGTAGTACCTGAACAAAAGCCTTGTTGTAATCTGCACGGCTAAATGTATAACCATCCTCAATCACATTCATGAATATCTTGCCAGATATTGTTTGACCACCCAGAGTTTGTCCAGGTAGTACAGCAATAGTTGTAGCGTAATCATCATAAGGATTGTTGGTTACAGTTGATCCAGCATAATAAGTGTTTGCTAGTTTTGTTACAACAGTTCCGTAGATACCATTTGTGTTCATGTTGACACCAAGTATATTTTTAGTACCACGATAGTTATCTCTGCTACCTGGCAAATTTTCATTTTCTGTAAACTTTGTCAAGGCAAGCCCTGGGATTAACCAAGCGTTTCCTTCTTGTAATCCATTCTGTCTGTAAGTATATTTTGCGTGGTACTGCTCATAGTCATAAGAGTTGTCTGGAATATAGTTAATAAAATCAGTAAGAATATATGTCTGTCTATTTGTCAAGCCTGCAACAGGTGTTGCTAATTGATACTGATTATTTCTATGAGTATCAAAATATTTATCTGATGTTTCTCCAGGCTGGAATGGATTGATTGTTGCTGACTGTGCATCTGATGTTTCTGTTAACTGAGGTATTGATACAAACTGATTAACTATGCCAAGATCAAGAGCAAGCATTGGGCTTGAAACATAAAGACTTGACCCAGCAACTACTGCTTGTTTAACAGACTGAACAAAGTCTTTATAAAGTTTTGTTATATCTTCGTCTGGGAACTGATCTTTAATTTCAGACAATGTTTCTGGGTAGTTCATAAATACAATTAGATCATAGCCTGAAACATTGATGTCATTAGTTATATTAATAAACCTTGCATTACCAGATACATCTTCCCAGCGAGAAGTCAAAAATGGCTGAGAGTAAATTGTTTCTCCTGGCTTTTGATTTAGTTTTACCCACTTCTGAGCATCCTTAAATGATCCTATGTTAGACTCAAGAATCCAGTATGTTTCTGAGTATGTTCCTTCAGTTACATAAACATTTGAGTTGTTAACTTTGGTTGGAGAATCTGCGTCTGATGGTCTAGTTAATGGAGATGTCTTGCCATTAAATATCCAGATACCATTTTCTGATTTGTTAATCTGATTAGTCAAAAGAACTCTATCACCAGAATTTAACTCAACACCACTAAATGTTAGATTAGTAAATGATCCAGCAAATCCAGAATATTCAGAGATCTCGTTTGGGTTACCTTGGTTTGGTCCAAGTCTGTTATTTAATGTTGTTCCTGGATTAAAGTTTTGTGGTGAAACATTTCCTGGTGCCCACAATAAAACATTATCTTCTATAGCAATTCTTACATTTGGCAACACTGTAATTGCTTTCTTTTTTGCAAGGTCAAGGTTAAATGTTTCAGTTGCTGAGTTCTTGTTTTTGTGTGTAATGCTATAGGCATCAACAATAAAGTTGTCGTCTAGTTCTATACCGTTTTTATTTGGAATGTCTGTCCAGAACAACTTAAGAGCCTTCTTTTTATTTACTGAAACAGATGGCTCTGGCATTGTTGCAGAAGCAATCATTGAGTCTCTGTATGGTAATTCATCATATTTCCAGAACTTAAATCGTTCTTGAATTTCAAACTTACTTAGTGGAATGTTAGAGCCGTGTGCAAATGTTCTAATCGCACCAGCAAAAGCCTCAGCCTCTGCTTCTGGTGTCCATACTCCGTTCCAAACATTGGCTGTGAATTCATTTTTTGCAAGAGTATTTGCATCTTGAGAATCAAAACCAGAATAAAATAGACGGCTCATCTGAGAGTTAAACAATGTAACTGGATTAGCACCAAGCCATAGAATTTCTGGGAAGAAGACTTGATCATTATTAATACTGTTATTGTCAACCTTATCAAGGTCTCCATCAATCCAAAGTTCAATTGATCTGTTCTTCTTTGTCTTTGATTGATCTGAGACTAGGCCTGGTCTTGTAATGTTTACAACAACATGATGCCAGTTTCCATCAGCAACATTGGTATTGCTTGTTACTTCAAAAGACTTCTCATTAATTCCATAAATATCATTGTAAGATACTGTAAGTTTTCCATTCTTAATGCTTACAAGTAGTTCATTTATATCTGCAAAAGGTTCGTCAGATGTGTACTGGCTTCCAGATATGTTTCCAATCTTTGGATCGGATATATTTTTTCTTAATCCAGTTACGTTATTACCTACAGATGTACGAATAACTGCAGAACCATATCCAAGAACACAGTTTTGTTTTGTTGTTTTAAAACTTAATTCAATGTAACCAGATCTATATGATGTTGGTAAGTTTGTTTCTGATGTAGTTCCAAGATAAACTAATGTATTTTCTTCCATCAATGGTACTTGCTCTTGACCGTTATCAGATGTAAGAGGGTAGGTTGATGTTAGTGTTGCACCAGAAGAAAGTCCACCAGATACAGTTGTGCCTGTAAAAATTGGACCATAAACATTTGATGGGTTTTGCACTGGGTTTCCAAAAACAATTGGTCTAACTCCAGTATCTCCGCTTACAGATGTCATGTTATTTGAGCGTGTAATTTTGTTTTTAATCATCCACAAACTGCTTGCTGTGGTGGTGTTTTCATTTAAAGCACTGTGAGCAAAGTCATATAGAAACTTGTTCTTTGCTGAAGTTAATACCTCAAATTGATCAAACTGAATAAATTCATTCTTCATTAATTAACACCACCCATTGGAATTATACTGCTTTCATTATTAATCTTTACATACTTAACCCATGCTGATGATGGATCAAATGTATTTACTCCATTAATTCTTATACCGTTTCCAGAGCCAGCAAGTTGTCCAGTAATTCTTCTGTTTTGTAGAAGAGCACTTGCTGTAAACGCTGCAACATTAATTAATCTTGGTGTGCCATAGCCACCCATAGATGAACCAGCAAGCATAACTTGGGCAACAAAAACTCTGCTATCTGATCTTTGAACATTTGGCATGGTTGCTGATGCAGTCAGAGGTTCTGATGTAAGGACTAGGTTTACAACTGATAGAACAGTTGGATCTACCTTTACTGCAAAAGCCTGCATATTGCTTACAACAAAGTTAACGCTTGCAGATACTGCTGGCATTACAGATGTTGCTGATGCAGTTAGTGGAGTTGCAAAGTTAAGACTTCTTACCTTGACTGGCATTGCGTTGTAAAGATTTTGTACGCCTGTTAAAGTTATTGCAGACTTGGCCCAGTAAATTTCATCTACATATAGTTTGGTTACAGTAGGCAATGCTACTAAGGCTGTTGTCTCAAAAGGAGTAATCAAACATCCTACACCAAGTCTTGGTTGGTTAAACTGCTCATCATTTGCATCAACTGCGTTTGCATAGTTTACAGTCTCTCCAGTATAAGAACCAAGATTTACAGTCATAACAAGGGCTGTATCAACATAAAGTCTAACCACATTGTTGTTAACATTCGTATGATCAAAAACAACAACTACAAGGTGGTTTGCATAATCAAACAGATTAACATTTGCTACAGTCGCCTGGTCAATAAATGTTCCACTTCCGTTGTTAAAATTAAGGTGAAGTTTGTTGTTATATTGGTACAAAATAACATGTTGATCATCTGAGTAACCATTAAGATTCCAAAGAACTCTTAGCCCAGATGAGTTGTCGTCTTCTGCTCTTTGAACCCAAAATGCTGAGTGGTAATCATTTTGACCTGTTCCCCAGGAATCATCCCATTCAGATTCCTTTAGGACAACTCCATTTTGATATGAAAGACCATTAGTCTTAACTGACTTGTTATTTATTCCATCCCTGTATTGTGTAATGTTTCCAAATATTTGGGTTGGAATTACTGAGTAATCATTGTCTGTTCCGTGATCTTCTAACTCATTGTTAGTATCAAAAGAAACATATCTGTATGGATTTATTGTAGACTTAACATATTGATAATAAAGATTGCTAGAAATTGATGGCAACATTAACTCTGAGTTTGCCAACATAGGTTGTGCTAAATAATTAACACCTGTTTGAATGGTAGGATCTACAAATTCTCCATACAAAGTTAGCAACTGCAACAAATGTATGGTTACCCATAGCAGCCTGAGAATCTCTTCCGTCAACTAAGTATTCTGCATCTGGACTTAGGGATCTGATGAAGTTGTATCTTTCAACTACCTGGTTTGATGTAAGAGTAACTGGGTAGATAGCAAACTCATCTAACTTAACTCCATCATTTAACTTTAATTGCTGGCTACCAGTTAGGTTGACAGAGTATCCAAGTTGTGGTCCCTTCATGCTAGGACTATTAAAGTTTGTGCTAAAGTTAAGTTCACCAAATGAATTATTAATAACAAGATCAAGGTTAGAAATAATTGAGCCATTCATATAAACCTTTTGGTTAATCTTATTTGGTTCTCCAACTATAGGTTCATAAGTTACTACAACCTGGTTCCACTGATATCTCTTTGGCTGAGCATCATAGTATGTACGATATGTAACAAATGGTAATGTTCCTTCGCCTCCTACAAACTCTGCAGCAATTATATTGCTAATTAATACAAACTCGTTTGCTGGATTGGTATTGGGTCCGCAACCAAACCAGTCATAGACTTCACCAATCTGTGTGATACCATCACTAAATAACATTCCAGATTCTGTATATTGTCCAAAGCCAGTTTCAAATCCTTTTGCTTCTGCAATTGACCAATACCACAACTCAATTGACAGTTTCTTTGATGCATACAATGCTTCAATCTTTTGTTCGTAATCAGTAATGTCTGCCCTGATTTCTGGTTCTCTTAATATTATTCCGTTGGCATTTGCTCTCCATGCTTTTTGATTTCCAACAGCGTTTAACTCTTGACCAGCCTGAATGTTTGTGTCAAAGTATTCAGTATCCCAAGAGTTAACATCCCATGATCCATAGTTTGTTGGGTTTGGTTGACCGTCTTCAATATAGAATAATGGATTCTGGTTCATAACCATTGCAAATCTATTTGGTGAAATAAATACCTGTGGGTTTACTAATTGTGCTGTGGCATAGAATGGGAACTCAGAAATTCTTGGCATTACCATTACTGCAGTTGCAGTAAATTCTTCTGGTGCTTGAACATGATCCTTAAAGGTATCTAATGTAATGTTGTCTCCAATGTCAGCAGATGCAGTTCCTAATACTTCTGCGTTTATTGTTACTTTTTCTCCCGTTGAAAAGTCAGGGTTTACCATTAATGAAGATACTAAGATTGATGTGGCAATTTCAACATTGTCACCAAGAACGGCAACAACTGTTGGAGCAACCATGTTAGCAGTTGCATATGCTGGTGGAGCATTGTGTACTGCATTAATTGATTCTGCTGGTGGGAATAATGTTCCAGCAAGATAAATTTCATTAATTCTAAATGGGGTCAGATTAGATGCTGTTCCAGAATGGAAGTTCTGATATCTAATTCTTCCAACTTGTGATGGTGGTAATGCTGTATATGTAGCATTAGAACCTGGACCAAATAAAAGTGCTGTAGATGTTGTTCCTGTTGTAGTAACAGTTCTTGTAAGTGCTAACTCTCCATCAAGATATACTTCAAAATTATTTGTTGCATTTTGACTTGTTCTTCTAACTGCCAAATAATGCCAACCAGTATCTAATGTTGATGGGCCAAAGAAACTAAAGGTTGTTCCGCCTGTATAAAGATTTAATTGTCTTGGATTTGTTGCATGGGATGTTCCACTAAGAGAAACCAAGAATCCTTGGCCCAATGGGTTTGTTCCAACTGTCCAACTAGATGGGGTATATCCAAGAACAGCAGCAGCAATTGGAGAAGTTCCAGTTCCTGGTTCAAGAACTCTAAACCAAACACCACTTGTAAAATTATAATCATTGTAAACATTGCTGTCAGAGTTTGCGTCAGGAGAAGTTTGTGTACCTGCAAATCTAAATCTTGCTGCAGGAGATCCTGCAAAATTTTCAAGAGATTGTGTGCCAGATGCAAATGGACCATCATTTTGCAATGTAATAACTGCTCCAGAATAAGAGTTTATTACTGCTGGCTGTGTACTTCCAACAGTGTTTGATCCATAAGTGTTTGTATTTAAACCAACAAGATTGTTAAACTCAGCACCAAACTCAATTGGGTAAGTAGCAATTTTGCTCTTTAGTGTGCCTTCTGTGTAGTAAAGTGGATCTGGATTTACAGCACCATATGAAGGGTTTGGCATTTCTGCATTTGAAGCAAACATTGGTGTTGCACTGTAAACTACTTGATCATCACTTGTAACATAAATGTTATCTGGGAATGTTGCAGAAACAGCATAGGCTGTTCCAGGAAGATTTTTATTGGCAGTCAATGTAATAACTGGCTCTGTAGATTCTGCTGTAACTTCCAGGGCATCAGCAGTGTTTGCTGCATTTGTTGTGAATGATAGTGTTGGATCTACTACATCTGAAGAAGCATCTAAAGAAAAGTCTAGCAATATTGTAGCGCTTATGTCTGTTGTAAATAGTGGCTCAACCATTTCTGATGTAACAGTGATAGATGTCTCAATGTTTACACTATTTGCATCTGTAGTAATAAGTGATGTAGGGTTTGGGAACTCTGCACTTGCGTTAAGTGTTTCAGAGATAGTAATAATGTTTTCTGCAGATATTGTTGCATCTACTTGCAATGCCGTTGCAGTTGCTGGCTCTTCTAAAAGTGTAACATTTGTTGAACCAGAAGAAGAACCTACTGTCCAGATTTCTGAAATTGCTGTTGGATTAATTGCTGAATATGGAGCATTGTAAAAGTTTGCAAATTCCATTAAACCTAGATTGTCTGGCGATGTAGTATTAGAAAGATTTCCAATTTCAGTAACAAAAACACTTGATGGAGTCCATGTTCTTTGAGATATAGTTGAAAGAAGTTGACCATCTAAATAAACATCTCCATCAAAAACTCCAGTTGCAGTTTTGTTAAATCTCATTGTTACATAGTGCCAAGAACCATCGTCTACTCTGTTTGCAGAAACAGTTGTACCACCTGATTGAGTATGTATTGTGCTTAGTTTTCCTCTATTTACATTTGATGTGTTGCCTACAACAACAGAAATAGTAGCATAATATGATTCTGAAGCAATTGTAAAAAATGTGTAATTACTTCCCATAGCAGTAGATGTTGTAATTGGTTGTGTAAATCTAAACCAAAGACCTGCAGAATATGAACCATCAGTAATTTCTGGAAGGTTAATAACATTACTAGAACTAAGAACTCTAAATCTTGTTGTAGTATTATCTCCATTGCCACCCCAGTTAAACTGCCAACATCCTTCTGATTCTGGACCACCAGTTGCATTAAGTATTGGTGCTTCATTGCTTAATGACCAAGAACCTTGACCACCAGAACCAAGATTTGTTGGTGATGTTGAGTATGCAGTGTTAAACCTAATAAATTGTTCTGGAGAATAAGTTAAAATTTTATTTGATAATGCGCCCATAAAAAAAGACTACGCCTGTTACAGCGTAGCCATTCCTCCTGTCAAAACTAATTCTGGATTGATAGCAGAAAGGCTATGACCGTTAAGTGAGATTGGTGCAGAATTGAGACAGGTCCAGGTTGAAGTTAGGGCATTAGTGTATGCCGTCTTAATCTCTACCTTTACGGTAGGCTCAACCATCTGTGCATTAAAACAAATAGTAAGTGAACCTGCCTCAATTCTTGCGTTCATTATGCTACAGTAACTCTCACGATACCTGTAGAGTCCCATGTAATGGTGAAGTTACCATTTGATGAAGACTGATCTGAACCAAAGTCAACATATCCAATAAGTGGACGAGTTGCGTTAGTTGCTGGTGATGCATCGTAAACTACTGCATAACGAGCAGTAATTGTTGATGAAGACCATGTTACATCGTCAGCGTCAAGAATGATTACATTCGTTGCTGAGTTGTATGAGTTGGTTGCGTTAGCAAGTGTATTTCCACCTGCTGTGTAGCCTGTACCAGTTACTTCAAAAGAAGCAACATCATCAAAGTAATCATGTGCATCCTGGTCAGGAGTGTATGAGTTTGATAGAAGTGCGATCTTGATAGTATCTGAGTTCCAGTCTACTTCCTTATTGAAAGCCTTTGCGATAAAGTTTCCGTATAGTTTGCTAGCCATTTTTTATGCTCCTGTCTTTTCTACGATTGCAAATGCATCGGCATCTGCTACTGCGAATCCACGACGGATGCGAGTCTTTAGGACTACACCATCACGAGCGAATTCTGCATCACGAGAAACAACTGACTCTACGCCACCACGAACACCATTGATAAGCATCTGACGGTTACCGACGATGAGCAATGCATTTCCTGTTGGTGAATCTGTTGCTGCTGTTGATGTTGCTGCTCCATATGAAACTACCAATGGATATCCAAATAGAGATCCTGGTGTTCCTGCTAGTGGATCTGGTAGAACTAGGTCAGAGTTACCCTTGACCATTCCACGGATTTCCTTAAGCATCTTAGGGTGAGCCATCCATACTGTGTTGGCTGCATCAAACTTTGAAGAGTTTTCAACAAAACCAAGTGCGTTGTTAATGTCATCGTATGACATTGCTCCGCCTGTTTGAATGATTTGTGATACTGGTGCTGTTGGGCTTGTAGCCAATGCACGATATAGAGATGTGTACGGCTGACCGTCATCTCCGTCGCCTGCTGCTGTTACGCCAAGGCAAGCATTGTCATACTTACGAGCAAAACGAGATGCCCATTCACGCTTGTAAACAGCAAGTGTGTCTACTAGTGAATCGTTTACATCTTCTTCTGAGATATGCATCAATTGTGCATACTTTCTTGCTGTCAATACGATTTCGTCTAGAGTTGGATCTGATGCAGGAATTTCTGCGCCTTCTGCTACCACTACTGGTGCATCTCCAACAAAGCGAGGTACTGACTTTGTGCGGGAAGCCATTGCTTCACGACGGGCAAAACGCTCTACAGCAGAATTAGCAATGAGGTCCTGGATTACTGTGGACCCTTGCTCTTCTAGGATGTAGCCGTTAGCCTCTGTTAAATCAACACGACTAATTGTCATTTTATCCTCCTATGGATATTAAAGTTATTAAATTGTAGTTTTGAATCGTCTAATTCATACTTAGTATAGGGCAAGCGTCCACTTACTCCCAATAAGTCTATTGTACCATTAATTCTACAATTTACCCAGTATTTTTGCTGCCTGTAATTGGGTTGCTGAATACTGAGTGTTTATTGTTGCCTTTAGACTTGAGTCTGCTTGTCCACCAACACGAAGTTTGGCATCAAAGATTTCTGGCAAGTCTGCCTTTAGTTGTTCTAGTTGTTCGTCCAAACCAGTAACCTCAAGGTTTTCATCAAAGTCTAGTTTAAGAGTATCTAGATATTTAATGAATCTTTTTGGTTCCTTTAGTCCTTCAGCAGATAGTCTTTGTGCTACCTTTTCCTTTAGCAGTTTCCCACTAAATTCTGCGATCTTTTGATTGCTACTGTTTAAGTCAATCTCAAGTCTTTCTTTTTCTTCTCTGAACTTTTTAGCATCATTCTTTGCACGATCTAAAGCAGCGAGTACTGCCTTTGGATCATTTAGAGTTGCTTCTTCTGTTGTTTCTGTTACTTCATTGTTATTAGTTTCCAACTTGTCCACCTGTTTCTTCCATTAGTACATTATTAGTGTTTGTATTTTGTGTCAAACTAGTTATTGACTCTTCTGCTGCAGCAATTGCCTTTGCAACCTCAAGATCATAACCCATTTCAATGAGAACCTGCTCAAGAGAGACACCAACAACTCTCTTCTTAACTGCAACTTCCCAAGCATCTAAACTGTCCATACTTTCAATGTCTTGCCACTTAACCTGAACATTAGGTTCACCAGCATTGTCAATTCTTAAGATAAATCTAAACACATCAGCCCATGTTGAACCAAATGTAATCTGACGATCCTTTACCTTAGCAATAAGTGGTGCTTCAGCAGTTCTTAGTGATTCACCAGAAGGAATGCTTCCAGTCTTCTCAAAGTAATGCAATGGTGTGCAAGTAATTGATGCCATTGAACGAACAAAGTCCTTGACTGGCTCTGTGAATACCTTGTAGTCTGCTGGTGAAAATTCTCCAACTTTGTCTACACCCTTTAGGTACCAAAGTTCTCCTGGACCATTCTTTAGGCGACCAATGTTTTCTGCTTCTGTTCCTGTTTCATTAAAGTCTTCAAACTCTGATGAGTTTCCAGATCCACCAAGAGCATAACGCTGTGGAGCACCCTGATAATCAACAGTTGTCATGTGAGTAACAATTAGTTTGTTTACTGCGTCTTGTGGACCGTAAGCATCAACATGCTCTGGTCGTCCGTATTGCTTTGAGGTACGGAAATGGAACACTGGTACTTCATTCCATGGGTTTTCTACTACTGCAACTGGCAAGAAGCCATTGGCAGATACAATGTTTACAACTTCTCCAGGCATTTGATACTTTTCAATGCGATCAGCGTAATACATATTTAGATGAGCAGTCTTCTTTGTGTGATCCATTGGATCTTCTGACTGCCACAACTTTGCAGCAAATCTCTTTGTGCGTGGATTCTCATCATCATAAATCATGACAGTTGTAAGTGGTGAGTTGTAGTCAACAGTGACATTTCCCTCTACATCTGTCCAAACAATTGCGTAGCAATCTCCGTAAACTAATGCACGACGGTGAATTTCATCAGCGTCAATCTGCAAATCATTCATTTGCCAGATGCTCTCAATTTTATTGTTAGCCTCTTCTGTGTTTGCTGTAATATTTGCAATTTCTAGACGGTTGAGAACTGAGTCTACAACTGTTCTTGCAAAGTTAAATCTAAAGTCGTTTGGAGATCCTCCAAGTAACTTGTACCAACGATTGTTTGGAAAAACTTCAGAGTTTGTTCCTTCGTAGTACGCTTCTGCTGTTAGATAAGAATTTCTTCTATCTACAATTGTGTCAATAGCCTTTTTGATATCAGACATTTTGTCTCCTTAAATAATTTATTTGTTTTGTTTCTAGTTTCACTGCTTTGTTATCTAAAAAGTACAAAATGCCAGAAACAACGGCATCCAATACATCCTCGTGTGATACTTTTGGAAAAGACCACATTTGTTCTTCCAAGGTTGGGAAATGTCCAGTATGTCTGACTTTTCCTTGTTGGTAGAAATTCAAAGCCTTGCCAGCACGAATCTGCTTTGATACGCTTTGAGATTTGGAACGGTATTTAGCGTTAACCTTTTTGAAAACATCTTTCCAAAGGTCACCACCCTGGTTTACTTCCACATAGAGAACTCCGACATCAAATTTCTCTACTAGGTATTCTACTCTGTCAGCAATTTCTGACGGAGACATCTTTACTTGTTCTGCGTGTCTTACATAGATGACTGGCTTACCCAAATCATCAATACCTCTTGACATTACTGCAATTCCAGTGTAGTCAGATATCTTATTCTTTGTTACGGCTGGGTCAATGGATATGATTGTGTTGCCGTAATCCTCTAATTCTTCAATAATAATATCTTCATTAGTCCAGAATGTTCCATCAGTATTGATTGGACGGTTCATATAGTTCTTGGCGAAGTCACGAAG